CGCGGCTGCCATCGTAGGCGTCCATGATAAGCTTGGGTGTTTTATCGCCGAACGTCTGGACGATCTGCCGAGCAGTATCGCTGATCTCGCGGGCCAGCGTGTCAGGCACCAGGGCGTTCGACAGGCCGATCCAGTATTCGCCAGCGGTGAGAGAATGGCAGACGGCGCCCTCAGTGGGGTGCTCGACCATGACACACGCCTCAGTGCCAAACAGGCCCATCTCGCCGTAGCCAGCCTTGGCGGCGCCGTAGAAGTTGGTCTTGGCGAGGAATGCGTATAGCGCCTTGTCGCACTCGGACAGCCAGGCCCGCACGCCGGGTTCGCTGTTCAGTTCCTCGTCGGCCAGCTTGAGCGTGAACCACGGGCGCGAGGCAGACGTAAGGCCCGACGTCATGCCGTTGGTCAGCGTGCGGAAGGCCTCGATGCCGTGAGGATCAAATAGCTTCGCGTTACGGATGCGGCGGCGCGTGCCCTTGTTGGTTTCGCTGCCGAGAAAGCGCGAGCGAGCGGGCTGCGCAAACCGCGCGATGTCGTTCCACTCCGCTTCGTAATCGGTGCGGATCGCCTTGAGCGAGATGAGACGCCGGCCGCAATGTTCGCGCAGGGTCGTCATCAACCGAGCGTCGGCTTGCCCGTGGCTGCGGGTGTAAGCACGCCCTGCGGCGAGGTCATCAGGCCAGCGATGATTGCGCGACGCCGGGTGTTGTTTGTCGTTGCACCCGCGGGCGCGCCACTATCAGGCAGCTTGACCGCCTGCCGCTCGGGTACGGTCGGAACGTCGGGGGTCGAGCAGATGGTAGCCTCCTGTGGTTAGGAGGCTTCTGCCCTCAGTCAGTCAGGGGTTGAATCGCGGCGTATTACACCAGTCCGGATGTTGATGGACGATGGCGGCACGTCTTTGACGCTCACCCAACGCACTGGCCCATGCGTGACTGTACCGAAGTCATACTGCCCGAATGGTGTGTCGCGCAGGTCAGTAACGATCGTCACTTCGCGCTCTTGGTAGAGTGTTGTGCGCCCGAAGGTCACTCGACCAGTGCGGCGTATCTCGGTGCGGATTTCAGGGGGCAATCACAATTCCTCATACCGATCACGCGCGCGCTCAGGCGGGGTAGGGCACTCAGGCATCCGCGTGCCAGGGTCCTCCTGAAACCGCTTGCGCAGCGCCGGCAGGTTGTTGCCGATCCATAGGCGATCATAGCCGAGCGCGGGCAGATGAGCGAGCCATGCCTCGAACGGCGCGTCAATCAAGTTCGTCATACCGTCCGCCTCCATTCCCATAGTTCACCGGATCCAGATACCCCGGCACCTGACGCGGCATGATCGGCTCTGCGAAGGTGCAGGCCAGCGCATCACCGTCATCGGGCGAGGACAGCCCACGCTTTTTCATGTCCTGTTTGCGCTCAAGCTGCACAGCCTGTTTTTCGTCGAACGAATACAGCGGGCTCACCAGATCGTCACGCAGCTTGTCGCCATCGGGGATACTGCCGGTCCGCAGCCATGCGCGCATCTGTGTCCACATCTGGGCGCGCTTGTTCTTGGTGCGGATGGTCACGCCGGGTTCAAGCTCGGCGTCTCGGCCTTCACCGCCGAACCACACCTCGAACACAGGCGTATCGGGCAGCAACTGGCGCAAGCGATCAATCACCGCACCGCCGATATTGCCAGCGTCGACCAGGATCGCGTCGGGATGCTCCTTCTGCGCCTCAAGCGCGACGTCAGCGGCAAGCGTCATCGCGTCCATCTTCGACCAGCGCTTCCAGGGCCGGGTGCGAGCATCACGTCCGCAGCGCTTGGCCAGCACGCTCTCGTCATCGCCGAACCGCGCACAGTCGAGGCCGTAGATCAGCGGATCAGTGCCCAGGCCGATACCGATCTCGCGGGATTGCGCGCCCTCGACCAGATCATAACCGATGAACTGCATGGACGACGCCGACGGGAACATGCCGCGGACGCGCACCTTCGCGATGTCGCTGTCTTCGCCATAGGTGTCGACGATCTCCTGCAGGTATTTCTTGTTGGTGCCCTCGACAGTGCGACTGTCGATCTGCCGCGTTTTCCAGAGCCGGCGCTGCTTGCCGAAGCACTCGCGAAATGCCCCCGTGTTCAGCGTTGGGTTGCCGAACGCGATCCAGATGATTTCAGTCTCGGCGTCGGTCAGCGCGCCCAACGTCACCTCCCACACCTTGTCCGCGATGCCCGAGCCTTCGTCGAACACGACGATCAGCCGCTTGCCCTGGTTGTGCAGGCCGGCGAACGCCTCGGTGTTGTTCTCGCTCCACGTCACGAGATCCGCGCGCCAGCCTTTGTCGCGGCCCGGCATGGTCGACACGATCGACGTAGCGTTGATCTTGAACCAGTCCGCGGTGATCGCGAGGCGGCACCACTTGGCAATCTCGGGCGAGGTCTTGGTGAGAAGCTGGCCCTCAGTGTTTGCCGTGACCACGATGCGCGTATCGACGCAGGTATCAAGACCCCACTTGATGAGCATCGAGATCAGTGCGGACTTGCCGATGCCGTGGCCGGACGCGACGGCGATACGGCAGGGTTCAAAGCGGGTTTCAGGGTTGCTCAGGTGATCGCCGATGTCCTGCATGACGTCGCGCTGCCAGGTGCGAGGGCCAGCGTCGGGGAGTTGGGGGGAGCCCCATGGATAGGTGAATAGCGAGTGCTTGAGCGGTGAATACCGAAATTCCCCGATACGCTCGGCCAGTTCGATGCGCGGGTCTTTAGGCTTGGTCGCCATGTAGCCTCGCATTGCCGGCCGCGATCGCATCCGCCAGGCTGGATATTTTTTCGCCGCCGCTGGTGACGTCCACGCCCGGCTTGTACTTCCGAGGCGCCATCATCTGGGCCAGCTTGATCCGGGTATCGATGCGGACCTTTGCTGCAGCCGAACTATCGCGATCAGTTGCCGTGTCGGCGATGTCCACGCAGTCGGCCAGATGAGCCTCTGCCCCATTTTCCCGAGCACGCGCGAGATTGTCCCGAATAGCTTCGTCCTCCATGTGCCACCGCCAGAACGTCGTTGGAGCAGGCGCCCCTTCCACCTCCAGCAGCGCTTTCGAAAGCGACAGGCCAGCAGACACGCGCTGGTAAATCAGCGGCAGGATTGCGTCACGATCGATAGCAGGCATCGCCATCATGCGCCCCTCCGAACAGCAACCTTACCGCACGACCTCGACCCTGCGCCCCTCGGCACATGCGGGCTCGTCGTCTGCTGGTTGGGCGCTTTCATGGTCCAATCACCTGTAGCGCAAATCTTGACAGTACGGAATCGCTGCCAGCGGATCACTTCGATAAATCCCCGCTGCTCAAGGCGACGAACGATTGTTGGAGACGTGCTCCCCGAAGCGCAGCCGATCAGCATCTCCAGGTCCAAATTTGTAGGGCAAGGGTTCTTGCCCCGAGCCGCCTCACACAACGCATCGTAGATGATCGTCTCGTTCGGCGTCATCTCATGGCCGGTCCTGGGATTGAGCGAGCGCATGTCAGTTCTCCTTGGACGGCGCGAAAGTGCTGAGCAGGACGTCGCAGACCACGATGACGAGGATCAGGGTGCCGATGATGGTGATGGCGTTCATGCGCTGGCTCCTTCCGATGAAACCTGCGCGAGGACCTGCCGGGACTTCTCGCTCGGGAAGCGGGTGGCGTAGGCAGTGGCCATGTCCAAGTCGTTGTCGCACACCTCGACATTGCGGAGGTGGCGGCGCAGTTTCTCGATTACTTCGCCACGGCTTTTCTGCGCGTCGGCCATCGTGATTCCGCTCGACCCAATGATGCTGATGACAGTCGATACGACTTCGGAGAACGGCGGCAGTTCGGGCGCCAATTCGCCCAAAACAGCCTCGGTCAGAACGCCCTCCGAACCAAAGTCACCGTGCGCGATCATGATGGACACGTTGTCATCGTGGTAGACGAGTGCAGGCCCAACGATGGCATCAGGTCCGGTGATCTTGGACAGGAGCCTGTCGCCCTCCATGCCGTCCAGCCAGGTCCAATCCCGGTTGCGATCGGACGCCGCAGTATTCCCACGATTATGCACGACGTTGTGCTTCGGCTTCTCGGCGATTATCGCGGCCCGCTCTGCATCAAGTGCAGCCTCGCGCGTCGGGAAATGCTCCATCGTCACGGATGTGATCTGGGTAAACCACCTGCTTCCGCGAGCATGCGACTTTGTGCGCTTCGGCCACGAAAGGCTGATGCCGACGTAGAGCAGGGCGCCGTCTTTGGCGAAGTGGCGGTAAAGGGTGGTGTTCATGCTGCCACTTCCTGCGTCTCGCTGGCCGGCGCGCAGTCAGGGCAATCGACCTCATCGCCCTCAAGGTCGAGCACGCGGCCTAGATCGTGGCACTTCCGGCAGGTCGGCCCGACTTGCGCCGCGGGCTCTTTCGGCTTCGGCTTAGCAACGGGCTTCCCATCGCCACCGATGCGCGAGACATAGCCGCCGTCCTCGGTGAGGCGCAGATGCCCACGCGTCTCGCCGACCACCTTCCAGCTATCGGGCAGCGCATCGATCTGCGCCTGGCTGTAAGCGCCGGCCGCTAGTTCACCCATGACCGCCCTAAACCTGCGCTCCCGATCCGAGAACACCAGCCCCTTGGCGCGCTCCTGCAGGCGAAGCAGGTCGTCGTCGCGCTTCCACTCACCGATGATCCCAAGGCATTCGGCGATGGTGGGAAACCACTCGCAGCGTTCCAAAGCCTTGTCGGACAGATAGTTGATCTGGCCCTTGGAAAACGAGCCAAGCTTGCGCTGGTAGGCGGCGATCAGCAGTTCACCGCTCACGTCGTCCGAGTTGCGCTTGGGCAGTGCGGCCAGCAGGACGCGGATGCACTGGATGAAGTGGCGATCAGAGCAGGGTTCGGGCTGGGGCAAGGGCGCGACCGCGATCTCCCGAGCCTGAGGAATGGTCATGGCGTGGCTGTTCGCCAATGCCTCCGTCCAGTCCAAGCCGCCGATCGCATGCAGCGATTGCGCCGTCCTTGGGCTTTCCGCCATTCCTGGCAGGATACGACCCAGCGTTGCTCCGAGAGTTTCCATTTCCGCTGTTCCACTTTCTGCTGTTCAGAACCCAGGTCGACCAAGCGTCCTGCCAATCTTTGAATTTTGAGCCCTTGCTGCGGTGATGCGAGGTGAAGTGCTCAAGTTGAGTTTCGAACTCACCGGGGGGCCAGCCTTGTATCTGGGCGTGAGATTTCGTGTCGGGGCCGAAGGGAACCGGATGCCAATCATCTCGAAGCACGTGCGCCCGTCCAGATGTGTTTGTATTATCTTGTTCCCTTGTTCCCTTGTTCTTATTTGTCCCGCTGTTGTCCCGGCGTTGTCCCGCTGTTGTCCCATTTTCTGCATCGCCGTTGTCCCGGTCAGCATCATTAGAGGACTGGTATTTGTCGTAATTACAGATGGTTATGATGCTCTGGCCTTGTCCCGCTACGTGTCCCGCTGTTGTCCCGATTTTTGATCGCGTTTCGATCATGCCTTCATCACGCAAATCTGAGAGGAAGCGGTCCACCCGGCTTTTTGACCAGCCCCAGTTGTCCGCGAGGAAGCGGACGGAGAAGGTCAGGTCGCCACGATCGATCTCGACCATCGTGCCCTTGATGCGGGTACGCGTCGGCTTCCACGCGGCATTGGCGATCAGCCAGAACCACGCGCGAAACCGATCGGCGTCCTTCAAAAGGGGGTGGTCGAGAGCGCCCCGATCCATGGCGATGAAGCCGCTCACGAGAAGCACTCCTCCTCAAACTCGCCGCCAGCCTTCGGAGGCTGCTTGCGGAACGCGAGGAACCGGAACGGGTAGAGGTCAGCAGCGACCTTGATCTTGACGCGCGCGTCGTCGGTCCAGAAGCCCTTGACCTCGTGGCACTCGATCTCGCCGCTGGTGAGCATCACGGCAAAGTCGGGCGTGTAGAACGTGTTGTCAGCGAGGCGCAGCTTGAGGCCTTCGAACTTGTACCACGCGATCTCGCCGGCGCGCTGACGCAGGATCAGGACAGCCTCATAGGCCTGCTCTGTCTTGTTGAGCGTGCCGACCTTGAGGCGGCCAAGGGCCTGCATGTGCTTCACAGCAACATCCCCTGCTCATCCACGAACGCAGCGCGCTCGGACTTCATGCGGTCGAGCCACTGCACGGCGGCATCCAGTTCAGCCTCTGCAGCATCGGCCTTCTCGCGCGCCCGACGCAGGCGCTTCTCGGCACCAGTCACGGCAAGCTCTAGCCGATCGAGGCTGACGGGGGCCGCAACCATGCCGGCGCGCATCTGTTCGAGGGCGCGCGGGGTCATGCCGCCTCCAGCTGATCGTCGGACCAGGCAGCAAGGACATGCGCCATCTGCTTGGCAAACTTCGCGTTGTGCTGAGAATACCAGTCCGCGCGCTTAAGCCAGTGTATGGCACTGGTGTGGTCGCTGCGGTTCAGCGCTGCTGCGATCTTTGGTGTCGAGTACCCAGCGTTCTGCAGCACCACGGCAAGGGCATAGCGGGCGATTGAGATATGCCGCGACCGTTCTGGCGACAGTATCTGCGCCTCGGTCACATCGAAAATCGATCCTGCTGCCGCCATCGCGCGCTCGAACGGGGTGAGAGCACGTGCGCGGATGGACACGACAACAGCCCCATGGATTTCGTTTTCATCGACGATCCCAATCGACCGACGCCACCGCGCCATCTCGATTTCGTTCTGATCCTCGATCATCTGGCGGGCTTCGGCGTGCAGGAAGCCCTTGCGCTGGGTCAGATGACGGTACTCATCCCGCAGGTGAGGCGGACACCAAGCCAGTTTTGTTGCCGACATCTTGCGATTAGCGGCTTCGCGAAGATCGGGCCGCGCAAGCATGGCTTCGACGCCCTTACGGTGCCAGTCTGGGTTCCAGCGCCGCCGGCATGCCTCTATCGACTGCGGAAGAGTATGGAGCTTTCGTGCCCGTTCCCGCGCCCGCTCCAACGCCATAGGATCGGATGACAGGCGCCTGCGTATCCCCTTCTTCATAGCATCCCGCTTGATGGGATCAGCGTTGCGCTGCCCCAGCATGTGGGTCAGGCAAAGCCCGGTTCGATTCCTGCGGCCAATCTCGGCGCCACAAGGGCAACGCCGCGGCTCGGGCTTCACGCGCCCTGCCGCGCGGCCAGCCGAGAAATGAGGGCGGCAAAATCCGGTGGCGTTGCGCTCGCTCAGTGCGCACCCGCAGGTCTTGCAGCCCATCACCCCACCGCCCGCAACGGAGCCGCTGCCATGAGAATGGCACGACGCTCGCACTCGACGACGACGGGACCGCCAGGACTATCCGAACGGTGCGCCTTGGCCTTCTCAGCCACAACCGCGCGGCACGCAGCATCCAGTTCGTCGAGGTCCAAACCGTCCGGCAGGGCGATGACGGCGTATCCGGCCGGCACCAGAAGCGAGAGCAGGTCGAGCGGAATCGCCTTGCCATTCGTCAGCGCGTAGATCGCCGCAGCGGGAAGCATCACCGGACGCGCGCCACCCTCTTGAGGGAAATACGTTAGCAGCGTGGCGTAAGGTATGCCGGAATCGAAGCCGACCGCCTTGAGTGCGATACCGCGGCGATCCAACTCGCGACGGATGGCGGCTTGCCGCGCACGGACGATCTCGTTTGCGTCACTGATGATCATGTTGCACCTGCGAACTAGGGATGTGGGCATGACGAATGAAATCATCACCCGAGAGCCCCACCCGGTTGGGCTCGGCTGCGCTCTCGGGTGTGCCGATGCGGGGGCGGGCATCGGCGGGGGAAGCAGATTGCGCGGCCTCGATGCGGCGGCACGCTGTGTCGAAGTGGGCAGGGTTGTGTTCGATTCCGACGAACAACTTGCCTGCCTTGAGCGCAGCAACGCCGGTCGATCCGGTGCCCATGAAGGGATCGCAGACAGTGGTGCCGGCGACGTTGGCCATGATCTTGTCCATCAGCGCGTCGGGTTTGACGGTCGGGTGGTCAAAGGTCTTGCTGGGCAGCGGCCGCGCGGTGATGTGGCGATGCTTGTCGTGGTGCTCGCCCTGAGGGTGGAAGCCGCGCAGCCAGGCGTGGATGAAGAACTCGGTGTCGGCGAGGTAGTGCTTGTTCGCCATCGGCGACGGGTTCGGCTTGATCCACGTGTTGACGCATACCCGATGGAACGAGCCATTCAGGTAGCGCAGCAGGTCGGCCAACTGGTCGTTGTGGCAGAACACCACGACTGCGCCGGTCAGCAGCGGGTTGATGATCGACTGGTCGAAGCCGCGATCGAGCGATTCCCCGACGATCTGGTCCGATGCGCCGCGCGCCTTGCGGAAAGCGCCGCCACCCGAGTTGTTGAACAGATACGGCGGGTCCATCACGTCTGCGTCGAACCAACCCAGCGTAGGCCGGATCTCGTAGGCGTCGCCGCAATACAGCGTCGCGCGCCCGATATGTTCGATACGCACCACTCACCCCCTCCCATCAACAGCGAGCAGCGCGGCAAGGATAGACGCGCCCATGGCGACGGAGAGGACGAGGTAGGCGAGGAGGGCGCGCATTTTCATCTACGCGGCCTCCAGCTTGCGGGATTGGACCACAGCCATGAGCCGTTCACCGATCCAGCGAGTGTAGGCAGGCGGGATGGCTTGCGAGAGGCCGGCCATCGTCATCCAGTCGATGCCCATGGCGCGCTGAGCCTCATGCACCGGGAACGTCAGGCGCGAACGATTGCGAACAACGTTCTGCTGCGGCGTGGAGCCCGTGACAGTGATCGTCTTGCGGCGCCGGTCATGCGCATGCCCACCATAGACCCCGACCACCGATCCGCCGTGGTTGCATTCAGGGACAAGGCCGACAAACCAGTTGGATTCGAACAGGCGGTGGCGGCGAAGTTCCGCCCCGCAGCTAGTGCCGAGGCCGAACATTGTTCCGCACAGCATGAACGGATCGCGCAGAGGGGCTCCGACCACGTTCTCCATAATCCACGGCTTACCGCTGGCCGAAAGCAGAGCGCGAGTTTCCTCGATGCGGTCTACGTGATGCTGTTGTCGTCCGCTGACACGGGAAATACTGGAATGCGCCTGGCACGGCGGGCTCGCATGGATCGCGTCGAACCCGGCGATGAAATCGCGATCAAGCGTCAGGCAATCCGCCTGAACGAACTCGAACGGATACCGCGGCTGCGGGCGTATATCGACGCCAACGACATCGAAGCCGGCCTGATGGTAGCCCATGCCAGCACCGCCAGCGCAGCAGAACAGGTCAAGGAGACGGGGCCGTTCCATCAAGCCGCCTGCCCTGCGTGGCGGGTGGGGGCGGACCACGGCTCTACCTGTTCGAGCACATCGATCTGTGCATCCGTCAGGTCGGCAAGGAGGTCGTGCCGCCAACCAGTCTGGCGAAAGATATGGATCGCGAGCGGCCTTGACGGGCTTTGCTTTCCCTTCAAGATGTCGGAAGCGTAGCCCCGGCTAATGCCAGTGGCCTCGACGAGCGCGGTGAACGATGGCTTCTGCATGCCAGTTTGTTCGCACATAACGAACTTTGAAGCAAGGCCATTTGTTCGCACATTCCCCGCCGACAGGTGCGCGGGAATTTCGCACAATCAAAACATGGCTAGACGCGGCGTCCCCAAAGGTCCGATCAACTGGTATCTCTCCGAGTGGATGGCCGCTCGCGGGCTTGAAGGCCGTGGTGCGCAAACCAAGATGATGGCGCTCACTGGCTGGTCTAAGGCAACCATGAGCCAGCTTTTCAACGGGACGCAGGACTATTCGCCCAAGGTGGTGAACGAAGCTGCGGCGGCGTTGAGCGTAGAGCCTTGGGAGCTCCTTATGCCGCCAGAGAGGGCCATGGCGATCCGCAAGCTGCAATCCAGCGCAGAACGGGTCGTGACTCTCGCCCATGATGCCGGCGTGCAAACTGACGTGCTACCGTTTCCTGGTAAACCGCGCACCGGCACTGAGGGTTGACGACCATGTTTCGCCGGATGGTGCGAATAGTAGCCGACCTTCGGTTCGTTCTTTGGCTGATCCTGCTGGCGCTAATCGCCGCCAATTTCCTGCTCTGGAACATGTTGAACACAGCGGGCTCTATTTACCGCTCTATTCCCTACGTGGAAAATTGCGGCAGTTCGTCAAATCCGTGCCAGGTTGAGATCACCCATGGCTTTTAGGCGGAGTCGTTGGAAACCGACCCGGCGATGATCCTCGCCCAGCTTTTCGTCCACGGTGGCGGCGGACGAAAGGTCAACTGGGGCCTGCACAAGTTCGCTGCAGTCCCGTCGCCTGGCGATCTGGTGCAAGCGACCGGGCCTGACGGGAAGGTCCACTACGTGACCGTGCGGCATAGCGAGTTCGAAGCGCTTCCAGCGGGCTCGCCCGATGAGCCCCAGGTGATCGTCGTGGCGGATTGGAAGGTGGCTTATGAGGGGTGAGGGGCTGGGATATCTCGATCTAAGCGGCTTTGAAGGATGAAGTCCAGCCACCTATAAATTCAGGGAGATCAATAACTTGGACAGCAAAATCGTGAAAGCCCCCGCCGGCCCCAGGCAGGGCGTTTTGGACCTCGGTATCGAGGTCGAACGTGTCGTTGGTGGGGTGGAAATGGGCGTGCTCGAAAACGGCATTCCCTACCTTACTCAGCGAGGCCTCGCCGAAATGACCGGAGCGGCGAGGCGCAGCATCCAAGAGATTACGGAGGAATGGCAGGCGGCCCAAGATAGCGGAATTTGGCCGCGCGGCCGGATGCAGTTCTTCAGGGACAATCTGCAAAAAAGTGGGTTTGAAGACCCAAAGCTATACATTGAAATAATGCAGGACGGATCGCCGCACTACGCTTATCCTGATGCCGTTTGCACGGTCATGGTAGAGTATTTTGCGTTCGAAGCTCAGCGAACCAACGATACGGCGATAACGAATTTCAGAAATCTAGCCCGCTATGGGTTGCAGAAATTCATCTATGACGCGCTTGGGTACGTTCCAGAAGACCCGTGGAAACTATTTAATGCTCGGGTATCTCTACTAAAAGACAACGTTCCTCTTGGGTACTATAGCGTATTCAAAGAGAGCACTGGCCTAGTAGTCGACCTTATTAATGCAGGGCTTCCAGTGAACCAGCATACGATCCCGGACAGCAGTGTAGGCAGCGTTTGGGGTCGATACTGGACGGCAAACAGCTTGGCGGAAAAGTATGGAGAGCGCGTAGAATATCCCCACTACTATCCGCCTGAATATCCCCAAAGCGCCAGCAATCCCCAGCCAGCCAAGGCCTACCCCAACGCGTCATGGCCAGAATTCCAGGACTGGTTCCGAACGATCTATCTGACCACAAAGTACCCGGTATACATCCTTAAGAAAGCCAACCTTCTGCCTGGAGGTGTTGGAGAAGCTAGGCAGCTTGCCGCGATGTATGAGCCTCCGGCGATCGAAGGCCCGCGCTAGGTTCGCATATGACCAGCCCCGCCCACGCGGGGCTTTTTTGTGTCTGTGGTCCGCGCTTTCCTACAAGCTGCGTACCTGTCAGCATGAGGGCGCTGATTCGCACCAGGCGGGCACACGGAAAGAAAGTTCGCGAAAGACGAACAAGAGTGTTGACCGCTAGTTCGTGATGTGCGAACAACGTCCCCAAGGCCGCACACCGCTGGCCGTGGAGATGAGAATGTCCATCCTCACCGCAACAGATTACGCGAAGGCATATAGCGACGCCTTCGAGAACGACGCCCTGACGCAGGGTTCCTTCCACACCGAGCGCGATGGACGCCAGCTTGCCTGCGCGTTGGGCGTGATCGGTCCCGACGTTGAGGGCGTCAAGGATTGCCCCGCAACGATCATGCCGCGCTGGCTCGCGCAGATGGTCCCGGCGTTCTTCGACCGTCAGAAGCAGGAGGACGCTTTCCCTTGGGGCAAGGCGTTCACCGCCGAACTGGCGCGCATCGACGGCAAGGTTCCTTTCAGCGTCATTCACGACTGGCACGCCAACACGGTTTGCGTGCTGGGCATCGAGGCTGCTGAAAAGCGCGGTCGTGATGCCGCTCCGCACAAGGCGTTGCAAGCGCTTCACTTGCGCGCTCTCGCTGGCGAGAAGATCGACGCGGAGGAATGGCGTCCGGTTCTGCGCAACGCCGACGCCTACGCCTACGCCGACGCCGACGCCTACGCCTACGCCGACGCCTACGCCTACGCCGACGCCGACGCCTACGCCTACGCCTACGCCGACGCCTACGCCTACGCCGACGCCTACGCCGACGCCTACGCCTACGCCGACGCCTACGCCGACGCCTACGCCTACGCCTGGAAGCGCCTTGCTGATGGCATGACTGCAGCGCTGTCGCGCGTGGAGGCTTGAGCCATGGACACCACTACGAAATTTACGCCATGGGTCGTCGTGAAGGACGCCTTTGGTTACGCCAGCATCTACGAGCATCCTGAGGATGGCGCTTCAGGCACAGGCGATTTGATCGCCCATGTTTTCCAGGACGATGGCGTCGCCCGTCTTCTCGCCGCCGCGCCTGAGCTTTACGAGCGCGCGGTTGATCTGATCGACATCCTTTCGGATTTTGAGGGCGATTACGGCGACCCGGAATTTATCCACGCGCTGGATCTGTTGGCTGACGAAACCCGCGCCGCCCTCGCCAAGTCGGGAGCGGTGGCATGAAGCACGCTCAGATCACCGCAGCGCAGACGGCAGACCTGTCGCCTCTGCAAACCGCGCACGCGATCCTGTTCAACGGCGCGGCGGCAACGCTTGGAGGCCGTCTCTCGGCTGACGACGAGAAGACGTGGATCGACGCGGCGCAGTACGCGCTCGACACCGGAGATTTCGGCGAAATCGAGGACATGCTGGCCGAGTTCGACAAGTGGGAGGGGTATCACGCCTATGCCTACGAGGCGCACTTCCGCACCGATCCGATGGACTTCCAGGAATGGGATGCGCGGTCGTGAACGCTGCCCTCAACCTTCTCGACGCCCGCGCTCAGGAACTCGGTTTCGCCAAGAGCCTGCTGCGCGACTTCATCGCCGCGCTCG